CCCGCTTCGACCTTGCCGCCCGGGAACGCCCAGTCACCGGCGTGGTCTCCCTCACCGCTCCGCTTCAGGAACAGCAGCCGAGCCGCCGGCGTGATGAAGGCGATGCCGGCCGCCGACATCTTGGCGCCGTCAGCCGCAACGAACTCCTCGCCGACGCTCTTCGGAATGCCGAGGGTGCTGTGCCCGTGCGCCGCCGCCTCCATGGCGCGGTGCTGGGCGGCGGAGGTTGAGGGCATCGGCATTCACCCAAGGAGTGCTAAGGTGTCCGCTTCTCGCCGACAAAGGGGACGCCAATGGCCGAAGTGGACGAAATTCCAGTGCTCGTTGACTGGCAGAACAACAGAAGGATCGCGGTCAACCCGAGGAACGTCGCGTTTGTTTTTGCGACGCTTGAGGACAAGACCACCAATATTCAGGCCATCAACGGCGAGAAGATCACGGTGAAGGGCGACTTCGTCAGCGTGCCCGACGCCCTCTACCCCAATCCGCGTCCGCCGAAGTAGTCGCTACCAGTTCCCGTTGCCGACCTCGACGTAGAGCGTCGTGGTGCTGCTCGCGGTGATCGCCGCGATGTAGGTGTATTTCGTGCCCGGCGACGGCTGCAGATTGAGCGCGCTGCAGGTGCCGTTCTTGATCCACGTGCCGGTCGTCGCCGACGTGGTGATGGTGTTCGCCGTCCCGAGCGTCACGTAGGCGTCGGTGGTGCCCTGATTGCAAACCTCGGCCGTCAGGCCGCCGACGGGCAACGCGGTCGCCGCGGACGAGTTCGTAACCGAGATCGGCGACGCCAGGCGGCCAAGCGACTGCCAGCTGTGGTAGGTCGGGCCGCCTGGGTCGGCGTGCGCGGCGCCGGCCAAAAACAGCGCGGCGAGCGCTATGGCTGATGCGATGCGTTTCAGCATGGATCAGACCATGTGCTTGATCTGGGCCTCGATCCGCGTCACCCGCTGCAAGAGCTCGGTGAAGGCGGGCGGAGGCGACGGCGCGGCGGCAGGTGCAGCCGCGCGGGCAGGAGCGGTGTTTCTTCGCTGAACCGCCGTCTCCAGCGCGGCGAACCGGCGCTCGAGGCCTTCGATCGCCTGCTTGAGGGCATCGACCGCGGCCGACTTCTCGCCGGCGCCGCCTTCAATGCCGGCGACCCGATCCGCGAGCGCGATCAAGTCGGTGCGCAGCGCAGCGAAATCGTCGGCGACGGTGCCGGCGCTCTTCGTCTCGGTCTCCGTCTCCGGCTGGTTGCTCCCGTTGTCGGCGCCGTTGGGATTCGGCGCCTCGGATTGGCCCGGCACATTCGCAGTCTGCTCGGGCGGGCGGACGGGCTGCTGTGTCGGCTGGCTCTTCGGCGCAACGACATTTCTCGGGGGCATCGGCGGGCTCTCCGGTTCGAGATAACGCGTGGGCAAATCGGGCAGCGGGACCGTCTGGCCCTTCAGCCCGTGCGTACTGTCCGGGCGGAACCGCAGCTCGCCGCGCGTCAAAAAGTAATGGCAGATTTCCATGTGGCCGTCGGGGAACGGCCCGGTGCGGATGTTCATGCTAGGCGAGAAGGTCGGCCGCTCGACGTTGCCGTCGAACGACCACTTCGCCTTGCTGCGATTGGGTACCGCGACAGCGAAGGGATGAAGCTCCTCACAGGCGGGGCACCAGTGCGCGATCTGCCCGTCGACCGAGTATCCGTCCGCCCGGCCGACGCGCATCAGTTTGGTGCCAAGGCGCTCCATCGTGGTGCGCCCCGGCTGGGCGTCAGCCCTGATAGCTGACCGAGTTGATGGTGCCTGTGCCGGCGCCAGCCGAGGTCGTGACCAGCATGACGAGCTCGATCGACACGTGCTGCCCGGGCGTCAGGCTGGTGCCGGTGATCGTGAACGTCAGGTTGCCCGCGGTCGCCGGGATCTGCTGGGCGGACGATACGGTGAGAGCCGCCTCGGCGCCGTTGGTCTCGGTATAGGCCGCGACCGTCATCGTGGTGCTGGCGGCTGTGATGGTGCCGCCGGTTGCCACGCAGTTGACCGTGACCGGGATGTTCGCGCCAGCGACGTAGGAGTCGGGGTGGTTGAACTCCCACATCACCTTGTCGGTCTTGGCGCTCGCGGACGTCGCCTCGCCGACCAGCGTCAGGCTGGTGCCCGCGGTGCGGGAGACGCCGACGGCGCCGCCGGTGGCGGTACCCGTCAGGCTTACGCCGGCGTCGCTCTTGCCGCCGGTGAGCGGCAGATAGCGCACCTTGCCCGCGGCCGCGGAACTGACGAACGTCGAGGTGACGCCGATCGGCTGGCCCTGCGCGCCGCTTTCGCGGAGCACGGTCGTGTAGAGCGTGCCGCCGGTGACCGCCTGGCTCTGAGTGAGCAGCTCCGAGCCCCCGGCGCTGGTGAGCGGGACGGGCGTCTGGTCAGAGACGACGGTCGCGAAGGCAGGCAGCGAGGCGCCAAGCGCGAACACTGCGGCCAGGGCAAAGCGGTGCAGGCCCGCGAGAAGCGTGCGGTAGCGCATGGTGCGTTCTCCTAGAAGTACTTGATGAGGTGGACTGACAGGATCGTGTCGCGCTGCATCGGGTCGAGCCCCAGCTGGAACTGCGGCACGAAGCCGGCAACACGGCAGGCGGTAAGGATCGGCAGCAACTCCTCGAGCTTGCCGAGGAGAGCGTCTTTCAATTCGGCGGCGATCTCCGCGTCGGGTTTGCCCGGCACGAGCTGGGCCACCGCGGATTCGAGGTCTTCCGTTCGCATGGGCGCCGCCGGCGTTGGTTCTTCGCGGCCGCCGCCGCAACAATAGGCGTCGTTGCCGACGATCTTCATGCGGACACACCGGCAGCGAAGGCCATCAGTGATCCGCACGTAACCGACTGGCACGCCGGCGGGGAGCTGCTCGCCCATCACGCGGCCTCCGCCCGGAAGTCGGGAATGATCGGCTCGGGATAGCAGCGGCAGTTCGGCCCCTGCCCCGCGTGGTAGCGCTGGCCGTTCGGGCCGGCGATCGGCGGATTGCTCCAGCGGATCACCTTGCCCTCCAGCTCGCGGTGCTGCTCTCGCACGTCGCTGTCCTTCGAGGTCCGCCAGACGTAGCTGTCGGACCCGACGTATTCGGCTCGCACCTGGACGAGGCCAGACGCTGTGCGCGCGACTTCCGTGCGTGCGATCAGGTTGGCCCGGGAGATCGTAACCTCTCCGGAGCGCGCGATTTCCTTCGCGACTTCGCGGGCCCGGCCGCCGTCGAGCAGCGCCTCGATCGTCAGCTGGTGCACGCGCTCGCCCGCCTCGATCGGCAGGCTGCGGATGTATCGCACCTGCTCGGTCAGCAGCTCGGCGAACGCCCGGCCGGTCGGGGCCGTTTCGATCTCCACTTTCAGAGCGCGCGACATGTCGGCGCTGTACTTCGCCCAAGCGTTCTTGTCGCGCCGGGAAACGTCCTCGATCATCCGCGTGGCAACCGCGGTCGCCCAGGGCGTGATCGCCTCCGCGTACTTGTTCAGCGCGCGCTGCAGCTCGGGCACCCGCGCTGAGTCGGTGACTGGCACGCCGGCGATGATATGGCCAACGTGACGGGCAACCTTGCGCAGCTGGCGGGCGTATTCCGCCTCGGCACGGCGCACGGCAGCGAAAGCCTTCCGATCGGATACCGGCGCCTTCGCCCGGCGCTCGTCCTGGGCGAAGGGGAGCGGTTTCGGCGCCGGCCGCGGGCCCGACACCCAGCAGCGCGGCCGCGTACCCGCCGACATCAGGAGACTTCCTCGACCTCGCCGTCCGGCTCATCGGGCATCGGCGGCTCGTTGTCCTCGATCTCGAGCGACGCGTACGGCGACTCCGGGTCCGAGGCGATACGCTTCCGCACGTCGTCTGGTCCAACCACGCTGGCCTCGACGTAGACGGCATCCGTCTCCGCGTCGAGCTTGCGCACCTGCGCCTTCTCCAGCTCGTTGATCGCGGCCAGCGGCTCGTACTCGAACGTGATCGAAGGGTCGACCTCGCCGAAGAGAGACAGCTGCACGAAGTCGATGACGCGCGTCAGGTTCGGCGTGAAGAGCAGCACCTGGTAGGCGTGCACCCACTCATAGAACGCCCGCAGTTCGCCCTCGGACGTGGCGTTGAGACCGGCGGGCTGGATCCCGAGCAGAACGATCAGGGGGATGCCGCTGACCGACGCCATGTGCTCCTGCGCCTGCGCCTGCAGCATGTCGAGAGTGCCGAGCGGCGCCGCGACGTTCTTGAAGTCCTCGATCGTCTTGTCGATCATCATCAGCCCGCGGTTGTCCCGCAGGTTGTTGAAGAGATCGGCGCGCTTGAAGAGCTGCTCGGCCGAGGTGTTCAGCGCCTCGGCCATGTTGGTCGAGAGCACGAACACCGAAAAGGCGCTGATGATGTCGGACACCGATTGCCGGGTGCCCAGCCAGTTGTCGACGTAGGGCTTCGCCATCTGCGACAGCGAAAGGCCGCCGAACGAATATGCCGGCTTCAGAATGTCCGGCACCTCGCGACCGACGAAGGTCAGCAGCCGCGACGAATGCAGCTCCTTGCCCTGCACCATCCACGACGAGGGCTTGTACCAGTCCCCGCTCAGTGGATCGCTCGAATTGTAGTTTGCCGGGTAGCACCAGATGGCTTCCACCGGCTTGAGGCGCTTCAGCGAGCCCTTGCCAATCTTCGCCTTGCTGATGGCGTTGCGACCATCGCCGATCGGCGTCCGCAGCTCCTCGCGGTCGTCGCCGGTGCCGAGGTCGATGTAGAGATGGCTGCGGCCGAACCAGCCGTCCTGTTCGGCCGCTTCCCGGAAGCTCTGCTGGACGCCGAGGCGCTTCAGCTCAGCCTCGATTGTCTTCAGCTTTTCGCTATTGTCCCTGGTCCCGACCGACTTCAGCTTGATCCACTTCCGCGTCATCTCGGTCGCGATGCGCTCCGAGATGCGCCGATATTCCGGGCGCTGGGTCAGCTCCGCGAGGTAGGCGTAGCCCAAGAAGCCGATGCCCTCCGAGAAGGGCAACGAAGCATACGCCCACGCGAGCGACCCGCTGACCGCGTCGTCCATGGCCATCTTGGCGCCGTCCGGCACGACGCTGGGCGGGTGCAGCTTGGCGGCGGGCTCGAACGCGTTGAACATTGCGGGCTTGTCGGCCTGCGCGTTTCGCTTTCCACGCTTGGCGCGTGAGGCGCCAATGACCTCCTCGGTGATGCGCATGGCAGGATGTGCCGCGGCCTTTGGCGCGCGCTTCGACTTGCCGGCGCTCGGCGCCTTGGCGGTCCGCTTCGGGCGCTTCAACGGCGAAAACCGTTCGGGCGCAACGGCGCGCGCGACTTGGCGATAATGGCCGGGGTGATGATCATCTGCGGCCTCTTAATCGGCCAGTAGGCCATCATGATCCCGTCGCCGAGGTTCGGGGACCGGGTGCCCTCAGGCGTCTTGTTCACAATCAACTTCAACCGGCCGCTCTGCCCGATCGTTGGCTGGCTCAGTTCCTTCTCGATCTGGCGCAACAACGGCAGATCGGACGGAAGCGAAATCAGATCCTCTGCCGACCAGGTGAAGGTCGGGTCGGTGACGGCGCGGTAGGTGAGCTCGAAGCGCCTGCGGAGCATCCACCAGCCCTGTGCCTTGAGGTTCTGGTAGAAGTCCTTGTTGAGCGGCGAGTCCTTGTCGTGTTCGACAACGCGGCCCTCAGGGTCGATGACGCCGGCGCCGGCGTCCCACGGGATAAGCCGCAGGCCCTTCGGCATCACCTTCTCGTCGATCGCCAGCCGATTGGCCTCGGCCTTCACACCAGCGCCGACACCGATGCAGTCGTACTGCAGATCCATCGGCGACGTGGTTTGGCAGGCAGTGATCGCACGCCGCGTCGTGACGCCGGTGTCGCGTTCGCCCCACAGCTCGGCGTAGCGAAGGACAACGCCCTTGCGCTTCACCAGCGCGTTGACGTCACCGCCGCCGTCAGCCACGTCCAGCGCACCGCCCCACGCGCCGCTGTCGTCAAAGCGCAGCTTCTTGTGGGCGTCGATCGCCGCCTTGACCCACTCCGGCGGAATGATCACGCCCTCGACCGACGCCGAGTAGTTGCGATCCACCTCCTGGGCGAAGACGTGCAGCAGGCCGTCATCGACCGCGCGTTCGTCTTGGCCGGATGGTCCCGCCAGTCGAGGACGAGGACAGCCGTCTTGTTGCTGGGGACGACGGTGTCAGGTGTCCAGTCGATTCCCGCCTCGCGCCGGCGGTGGAAGACGTTGCCGGTTCCGTTGACCGACGAGATGTCGATCTGAACGTTGGTGTTGTCGGACAGCGCCGCCTCGATCTTCTCGGGGCGCTCGTAGTGGGCGCTTTCGTCCTTGAAGTAGATGAGCGAGCGACCGCCTCGGCCGATGTTGTCGCCGGCCTCGCCGGTGATCGTCGCGTTGTTCGCCGGGTTGACGACGCGCATGTACGTCATGTGCCTGGCAGCGTCGAAGCCACGCGGCAGGAACATCTCGGGCAGGCCCCGGATCAGCATTCGGATTTTCTCGAAGATCGACTTCGGGTCGCCCAGCTTGTCGACGTATTCCTCCTTGCGGGAGCCCCAGCCGATCGCGGCGCCCGTCCAGAACAGCCAGAGCCAAACCGAGATCGCCACGGCGACCCATGTCGCTCCCATGTCGCGGCTCTTCTCGACCAGGCCCGGGCCGTCGCGCCTCAGGCAGTCGAAGATGAAGTCGACGAAGTCGGCCTGTCGCGGAAACAGGATCAGTGGCATGCGCGCCGGCCGGTCGGTGCCGGCGTTGCGCGGGTCGAAGGTGTCGCACCAGTGAAGGATGAACTCCTTCGGGCGGGTCCGGTAGTAGGCGAGCGCACTGGCCGCGAGCTTCGGGTTCAACTCAAACTTGGCGAGCTGGGCCCGGCGCCAGACGAGGACACTGACGTAATCAGGCGGCCACGCTTCCCGCGGCGTCACCGATGGCGGCGGCGTAGTCGTTTTCGTCGCCCTCGAAAGGCGCTCCGCCCGCACCAGCACCATCGCCTCGCTGAAGCTTGCCGATTGCTGTCTCGAGGGCAGCGAGTTCTGCATCCGTCATGCCCGCGAGTTTTTCCGGGTCGAGCGCCAATGTGGGGATCGGACCGCCTTGCGGGCCCGAGTGCTCGAGCGACTGGACGGGCCTGCCGTAACCGCGATCGAGCAGCGCGACCGCCGCTGCCACCCGCGCGCTGTCCGTCCCCTTCTTGGCAACATCGGCAAGGGCCTTGAGGGCAATCGCCGAATGACGCCGGGCCAGATCGCTGAGTGTCGCCTTGTTTTCTTTGGTCGCCCGGTTAACCGAGCCGTTTTTGCGGCCGGCGTTCGGGCGCTTACCGCCGCGCGCCATAATTTGATTTCCGATTGATTATCCCGGGAGGGAGTCCGCACAGGCCTGCGTACGCCAAGAAACATCCGGCGACGACGGAGAAGGAGCGGGTCAAGATCAAGTGAGGGCTGGTGCCGCTATCCGCTTGCGCGGCAGGCGACGGCCGGATCGGCTCGAACTCGGCCGGCGGTGATCGTCGATTTTTGCGGCTTGAGACAGAAACGCCCGGCGGGCGGGTGCCTCCGGGCGCGCGAATCACTAGTGACATGGTTTTCGCTTTGACTGCGCAGCGTGTCAAGAGCGCGTACGCAGCCGCGTAACGTTCCCGGGGTCGGCTCGCTTCCGGCGAACGCCTAGGAGCGCGCTGATTTGCGCCCCGGCGACGCCGCCTTCCCGTACGCCACTTTTTTTCCGGGCGCTGCATGCGCGACCGTGGCGCGCTCCACGAACGCGTTTTGATCATCGCCCGGCACCGCTCCGGGGGATCGGTGTGCGACGATTCGAGACCGGCCGCTTCGCGTAATGTGCCAGGCGACGGCGAGCAGCGACAGAGCTTCGGCCAAGCGTCCTCGCACGCGATCGAGGTGCTTGCGCGCCGCTCTTCCGTCCCGCCCAGCGCCGTAGCGGCTACGCGCGTACTCCTCGACGGTCACGCCCTTGCCGACGATCTCCTGGACCAACATGCCGTCAAGCGTGCCGAGCAGTTGGTCGGCCTGATTGAGATCCCCGGCGAGGACCATGACGCGCGTCCCCGGCCCGCCGGAAGATGACGCGCCTCCTCCAGCGCCGGCGGTGTTGAGGGTGCTCTTGAGGCCTTGCGACGACACCGCCTCGAAGGCTTCCCGGTACCGGCGCGCGGCTTCCTCTTGTCCGTTGTCGAGGTGGCCGCGGCGGGCCATCTCGGTGACGTTGTCGAAGGCGCGCGTCATGATCGGGGGCGGCTTTTTCGCGCCGCTCTTGCCGGGCTTCTTTTTCGGAGGGGGCGCCTTCGCTTTGGCGATCGCCTCCGCCAAGACATAGGGCGCCATGCGTCGGGCCGAGGCCTTGACCATCTCCTCGGCTCGCTTCTGGCGTTCGGCCTTCCGGCGCGCGCGCGCCCGCTCGGCAGCGGCCTTCTTGCGACGCTTCTCGAGGCGAGCGGCCTCGCGCTCCGCCCTCGCCGCGGACGAATACCAGCCGGGCGGCTTCTTCGACGTCGGAGCGGTGTCGTCAGCCTCGGTCAATGCGACGCCCCCTGCGAAGCCGACCAATCGCCCCAGTCGCGGCCATCCTCGGGTTTGATCAGCTCGGGCGGGATGAGGCAGCCTGGTTCATTCGGCGCCGGCCCCCACTGCTTGCGCGGCCATGCCCGGCGCTCACGTCCGGCCTCGAGGCGCATCGCCGCTTCGTGCCCGTCCTTCGGCGGTGAAACCCCTTCGGTCGGCGCGAAAAGCGGCGCGTAGCCCCTTCGCTCGCAGGTCCGACGCACCCACGTTCGCCATGTCGCTGGCCAGTCGAGCTTGACGCCGCCCTGCCCCGGCCTTGCGGTCCAGTAATCGCGGAAACTCTCAGCTTCCCGGCCTATTTCCTTGTCCGGCATCCCCTGCTGCCGGGCGTACTCGCGATCCCGTTCCGACGCCTGCCAGTCAGCCGGCAAGCGCGTCCCGCGCGTACCAGCCGGCCGTAGGACGGCTGGTCTTGTTTCTCCCTGTCCCTCTCCCTGTCCCTGTCCCTCTATGGCGTTTTCCGCTGGAATTCCGCCGGAAGTTTTCGGCATTTCCAGCGGAAGTCTTGCGGATTGACCGCCGCTATCCGGTGGAGTTCCGTCGCCGGTTCCGCCGGAATGCAGCGTCTTTTTCCGCTCCCGATCCCTGGAACGGCGCTCCTCGAACCGCCGGCGTTCCTCCGCCGCGTCCATGGCCATCTGGCAGACGTAACCGTGGTAGAGGCGACCGTCGGCGCACTTCGCGAAACCCCGCAACGCGACCTCGCGAATCCGGCGCCATGTCTTCAGGTCGCGGCCGAGGCCGGCGAGATTGCAGAGCGTCGCGTCATCGTCGGGAAGCGACCCGGCCGGCACCTGGTGCCACGCCTTGCCCCACAACGTGACGCCGGCGCGCCAGGCCGTGTCGTCGGGAGTGGCGTTGAAGTCGCTGTTGAAGAGCGCGATCAGGTCGAGCTTCATCCAGCGGAAATCCCGCAAGTCGAGATCGGCGGGGACGGGTGGCGGGGGAAGATTGGCGACGCTCATGTGTACTTTGACCGGTTTCTGACGGCGGCCGCGCCGGCGTGCACCCAAAGTCGGGCGAGCCCCTCGCTGCCGTGGCGGTTCTTCAAGACGATGACTTCGATGTCGTTGCGCACCCGGGCGAGGTGCGCCTGCCGCTCGACCTCCTTTTCGGGATCGTCCTCGTGGTGCTTCCCGAGGTAGTAGGCCTCGCGGTAAAGCCCGAGCACGCTGTCGGCGTCCTCCTCGATGTGCCCGGATTCGCGAAGGTCCGAAAGCATCGGCCGCTTGTTCTCGCGGCTCTCGACCATGCGGTTCAGCTGGCAGAGCACCAGAACACAGGTATCCAGCTCCTTGCCGAGTTCCTTCAGGCCGCCAGTGATTTCGCCCAGCTCGAGGTTGCGATTATCCGTCCGGCGTTCGGTGCGCACCTTGCCGAGGTGGTCGACGACGACGAGGCCGACACGCATCCCCCGCTTTGCGGCGTGCTCGGCGCGCTTACGGGCGCGCAGCGCGATCTCGGGCAACGTCAGACCACCTTGCGGGTCGATGATGATTGGCAGGTCGCGCAGCCGGCCGGCGGCGTGCTTCAGCTTGAACCGCTGCCGGTCGTCGCGCACGTCGCCGTTCATGATCGAGGCATAGGTGAGCGGCGGGTCGTCCGGATCGTTATCGTGCGTGAAGGCGAGATCCGCGACGCTGCGGGCGGTCAGCTCCTCGGCGCTCATTTCCTGCGAGAAGAAATGCACCACCTCTCCACGCCTGGCGATCGACAGGGACGTCGACCCCGCGAGCGTGGTCTTCATCATGCCGGGGCGGCCGGCGAGGATGACAAGGTTCGTTCTCCGCCAACCGCCGATGATCTCGTCAAGCTCGGCGTAGCCGGTCGACAACGGCGCGGGACGAGCGGCGGGGTCGTCGACGCCGGCGGCGATCGCATCGGCGTAGAACCCGATCATCCTCGTGCTGTTGTGGCTGCCGCGCTGCAGGGCGGTGCCGAGCTCGAAGAGGCGCTGCTCGGCGTCGGCCACCTGACGCACGGGTGTATCGTCGGCCGCGGCGTTTCGGGCCCGCTCGCCAATCTCGTCGCCCAAGGTAATGAGCTCGCGCCGCGCGGCGAGGTCGCGCACCCTCCGGGCGAAGTCGACGCCGAGGGCGACTGACGCGGCCGCGCCGGCGAGCTGGGCCAGATAGTGGCCGGCGTTCCAGTCGCCTATCATCAAATCGGCCGGCAAAAAGTTACGCACCGTCAGCGGCGTCGCGACGGAGCCGGCCTTTTGCATCTGCCCGATGACCTCGAAAATCACCCGGTGCACCGGCTCGTGGAAGTGCACCGGCTTCAGGAAGGCCGCGACCTGCCCGTAGACGTCGTTGTTGACGAGGATGGCGCCGAGCAGGGCCTGCTCGACCTCGATATTGACCGGGAGGCTGTCCGGGGTCTTCGGCGTGGCGGTGACGGCGTTCATGCGTCGCCTCGCGTCAGACGTACCTTGGCTTCGTATTGCTCGCCCGTCTGCCGCATAAGGTCGTAGAGGGCGTCGTAGATGTCGCCCGAGCAGCCGAGATCAGCGGCGACGCGAAGCGCTTCCGCCGCGGTCCGGTACTCCGGGCATTCGGCCTTCAGGCGTTCCGACGCCTGTTGCTCGAGGGCCCTTCGCTGCACAAGACGGGAGCGCGTCATGCCGCCTGTCCACCCCGAACCGTGGCGCGTGTCAGGAACCCTTCGATCTCGGCGAAGTCCGACAGAAGGATGCGAATGTTATGTTCCCGCTCGGGCGTCTCGCCCGCCCAGCGGAAGAAGGCGCATACCGCGCCGCTGGCCTCGGCGGCCTTCCTGAGCTCCTCCAGAGAGTGCTTGAAGCCCTCCGACCACCCGCCCCGCGCTGCCATGACCTCGCCGGCGTGCAAGGCTTGGACGGCGCTGTTGGCATAGAGCAACAGGTCGACGGCGAGATCGTTGAACGGCGGAAGGCTAGGCAATTCGCTCACCGCGCCAGCCTCCGATCAAGTCGATCGCGGACGATCCTGGGCGGGTACGCACGCGCGGTGTGATGCTCGCAGTATGGTGACGGCGGCGCTTCGCTTCCGATCGCCATAAAGCGCGGGGCGCCGCAGAACGTCATTTCGCGGGCGACATCACCCGAGGGCCATTTGCAGTCGGCGGACTCCAGCCCCATCAGCGTAAGGCCACGCGACGGCGGCTCAGGAATATCCGTGCGCAGCGGCGTCACTCGAGCCGGCGGCGTCGGCGGCCGCGGCTGGGTTGGCGTCTTCGGCGCGATTGGCCGCGGGCGGCGCGGTCGGGCGGCGACGGGCCGTCGCGTTCTAGGCGCCGACGTCGGATGCCCCGAGGTGATTCCGAGGCGACGTAGCTTTCCAAGGATGGAGCTCCGGGTCAGCCCGCCGCCCATTTGTCGGGCAATTTCCGCTGCGCTGTGGCCGTCCCCGTGCAGTCGCTTCAATTCCTTGATGCGCTCGTCGGGCCATTCGCCGCGGGTACGGCGGTGGGCGGCCCAGCTGCGTGGCGCCGATGTCTCCGAGCGTGGCGGTTGAGCAAAAACTGACCCCGGCACGGTGGCCTCGGCTGGCGCTTTGGCGACGCTTTCCGCCTTCGGCGGCTCAACGGCGACGATGGGAATTCCGAAACGAGACGCGTGTGTCTCGATCGCCGCGGGCGCCGTACGGTGAAGGCGCGCGAGCTTCTCCAGCTGCAGGCCGGACGCCACACCGTCGCGGATCGCTGCGCTGCGCTCGTCGGCCGACATCAACGCCCAAGCGCTCACGCCGCTTTCTCCTCGCTGAAGTACGCATCGATGTCGGCCCGCAGACGGATCGCGAGGGATTCGGTCAGGCTGATGCCGTGCCCTTTCGCGCCAGACGCGGCCTTGAGGTGGGCGCCGGCATCGAGCTGGTCGAAGAACGCGCGCACCGCGTCCGGCCGCTTGAGCAGCTCGGGTCGCTCGTAAAGGACGTTGGTGATCGCCGTGATCCACGTTTGCCCCAGGGCCCCGGGGTCGTCGCCAAGCTGCGTTCCGGTAATGCACTTCAGCGCCAGCTCGAGCGTGCTGCTGCCGTACCGCTCGAGCAGCCGGCGGATGACCACGACGGCCATTGTCGAGTGACGCGGCCGATCGGGCACGCTAGCGCCAATCGGATAGCGAAGGATCGTGACACCGGCCGCCGCGGCGACCTCGGCGACGCGGACGGCCCATTCCTCACCTGCCTCCTTGGCGGCGTGGAAGACCTGCATCGTCGTGATGCGCTGCACCTGGCCGTTGATCGCTGCGAAGGCAGCCGCCTGCCGCTGCCTGTCGACCAGGACGACTTCGCATGGCACTTGCTTGAACCCGCAGATGGCGGCGGCGGTGGTGCGGTGTTGCCCATCGATGACGGCGAAGCGGCCGCCCTCTACCGGCGCAACAATGACCGGCGAGAACATCGACCAATCAAAATGGTCCGCGATGCCGCGGATCGCGGCGCGGCCAGCCTTGCTGATGCGCCGCTGGTAGGCCTCGTCGACGACTAGTTTCGAGATTTCCAGCCACTCC